ACACTTTACAAATTAAGATTTTTAAGTTAGAATTGCGTATAAGGTGATTAATTAAAAAGGGGACTCATGGTCCCCATTTTTATTATTTAGCGAAGTACAATCTCTCCTTCTTTCTTTGGGCTGCTCTAGCCTTAGCATTCTTGATATATTGATTTGCTAGTTTGTTAGCTATTTCATTTGTTTGTCTAATACCAATACCAAATACACTAGTTGATTGACCCTTAACCCATGGAGATAGATTATCTTTTTCCTCCTGAGTTAACTTAAGTACAGTTCCATCTTTATCTTTGTACACATCATTTAACAACTTTGTATTCATAACTACGTTAGTTAAATTACCAGCAGGAACACCAGCCAATCCACCAACAATATTAAGATACGCTTCTGCATCGCTATTAGAATCTTTTTCGTAGAACAAGAATTTATTCTCAGGTACTGCCCTTTTTGTCTTAGCGAAGTAAAGTTTTTCTTCAGGAAGTTTTTCTTTAATTTCTTTACCTCCCAATAAGTAATTAGTAGCATAGATCAAAACATCATCACCTGCTCCTGGAATAGGAGACATCATGTCTGTGTATCCTCTAGTTATAGCACTATTAGTTTTGTTACCTCTTCTTTTCTTCTTTTCTTCTTCAGATTCTTTAACACCATATAGTTCAAATAACTTATCATATACATAATTCATAATTGAACTAGATATTAATGAGTAGATATACGCTTCACCAGAAACCCTTAACAAGTCTTTGCCTGCTTCAGCTTTATCAGATAAGCTACTATTTAAACTACCAATAATTCTCAAGTCTTTATTTATTTGAGCTTTCATGTTAATACTGAAACTAGCAAAAGCGAAAATAGTATTACGTAAGAATTTATCAGTAGACTTTTTAGTAGCAAACATCTCACCTAATGTTTCTTGAACACTTGAGTTTAATGTTTGATTTACTTTTGATTCAGCAAAGTCTGCAGCCTCTTTGTTTAATGGCTTACTCCAATCTATATTATTGGTAGGTAATCCCATCTTTCTTAATCTGTAAACATAATAAGATGCCCACGCACCTCTAGCCGCAACAACGTCTGGCTTAGATAATAGATATTTTAACTGTGCATCATTAAAACCTCTTAAAGTTTCAAAGAATTTTTTGGCACCACTTTCTGCCGCAGATGTTAAAATTGTATCTGATGCACCTAAAGATGCTACAGAGTCTAATCCACGCAATGCAATACCATACCCAGAATTGTTTAATGCTTTATTAAAACTAGGGCTCATTACATAAGAAAAACCTTTAGCAAAACTAGGTACTTGACCAACAAGTAAGCTAGGAAGCTCTTCCATGGTATTAATAATTGTTCCTGCAAATACTGGAACAGTTTGTTGTATAGGAGCTAGTAATGATGTTAATGCAGCAGATCTAGCCGCACTAGCAAAATAAGTCATATTAGCATTAGCACTTTTCATATAGTCTGGTGAGTCATCATACTCTCTGTCTCTCAACAAGTTCACCATTGTATATATTTTCTCCTTAACAAATGTTCTGTTTTCTGCATCCGGGAACATTTCCTTAAATCCTTTAGAATTCATGAAACCCATTAAATGCTGAACAGATTGTGCTGTTAGTAGATCAAGCATGGTTTTACGTAACTTAGTAGCATTGTTAACATCAAAGTCATAATCCTTTACATAAGTTGTTTCTTTTGCATCACCTTCTCCTTGACTAGGTAAATTCTTTTTATTTTGTCTATCCATCATTGTGGATACAGGAGATTGATTCATAAAATTAAATGCCATCTTATATGTATTCATAGCATTTAAATCTTGCTCTGTTTCATAAGGGACAATTTTCTCCCATCCTTCAGGTGTATAGAAATCTTCCTTCTTAATTTTCTTGTTATAAATAGTAGATGCTATAGTAGCAAATAAGTCATAAGACTCAGCCCATTTGTCTACCCAAAACTCAGCACCTTGCTTGTTTACAGGGTCAATTAACTTACCTACTTCTTCTGCATTTTTAGCATCTTTTATTTTCTCATAAACTTGCTCATATAATTTAGCTTTTTCAATAAGACGTTTATCTCCACTATTTTTATTTGTTTCAATAGTTTGCTTCAATAACTTCATCTTTGTATCAAAGTCATCTTGCACCTCCTTAGGTGTTCCAATGACCGATCTTAATAAATCAGCATAGATACCTCTTTCGTATACATTCAATGCATTCATGAACTTTTTGCCATTAGCTTTCATTTTGCCAAACTTCGCAACATATTCTTTAGATATGTTGTTGACCATTTTAATAGCTCTAGAATGCATATTAATTATATCATATAATTTAGATGCAGTCATAAATGTTCTGGCTTTCTCATCACTCTTGAAGTAACCAGCAAGAAGTGTTTCTAATGCATCAAATTTTTTGTTGATATACTTTCTAACAGCGGGTATTCTTCCCAGACCAAGACCTACTAATATAGCACGCTTAAAATCTCCTTTGCCACCTAGTTTCTTACCAGTTATGTTTCCTTCTAATGTACCAGCATAAGAACCATAAATAGCACCCATCTTATTAACATACTCGTTAACAATTAAGTTATTAACAGCATCAAGTGATTGGTATAATTGGTCTGTAGATAATTTATCTAAGTCCATATCCAAGAAATTCTTGATAAGTTGTTTAACTTCAGGGCTAAATGTAACTGTCTCTCCTGTCAAAGGATGTTTACCAGACAACATTTTGCGTGCTATCTCAGCAGCGTGATTAAAGTCTAACTTGATTAACTCACGAGTAGCTTCAATAACTTCTTCAGCACCTTTAACAGGTTCACCTTTTTCAATAGCAGCAATGATTTCCTTAATTTCTTTTAAAGAAATGTCTGCACTAATTACACCAAGCTCAACTAAATTATTATAATTGTCAAGAAGCATACCTTTCATTGCCTCCATTTGACGTTCAGACTCTCTGTTAATATACTCAAGTCTTTCGTTAATATCAGTTGCTTGACGGAAGTTTGCACCACCTTTAGGAGTTACTCTAGGTGTCTTGATAGCATCATAGAACTGTTGGGCATTCTCCATGTACTCATCAATATCTTCCACCATAGATGGAGATAATCTTGCGAACTCAAGAGCTGCCTGTCTTACTTCATCAATAAGATTTTTGTTACCAGCAAGTCTTTTAATTTGCTCTCTAATTGCATTTGCTTTAGATAATGTTTCTGCATATTGTGCATTTTTTATTATCTTCTCAGCCTTATCGAAGAATCTAGCTCTAGTAATTGGGTTGGTCATATCTTCCTTCAACCCACTCAACAAAGCATTCACTTGACCTGCAGTCAATATACCTCTGGCACCTAGCTTCTTAATTGCATCAATCATTGAATCAACAGCTTCCTTTGCACTTGCTGCACCAGTTTGCGATGACTCTTCTCTAGCTTGAAGTTTTTCATTTAAACCTTCCATTTGATCCACCAATTCCTGAATAGACTCAATGCCTAATACTTGTTGTACACTAGGGGCTTGTGGTCTTGATACGCCAGCCTTCTTGTTAATCTCATCAGTGATAGCTTGACGCTCTTGCTCACTCATGGTTTTGTATCTCTTTAATCTCTTAAGAGCTTTTACGCCTTCTTCAGCAATTAAGTCAGTAGTCATCCCTTCCTTCAATGCCTTAACCATTGAGCTTAAGATAGAAGGAGGAAGCATTACTTTCTTTTCTTGTTTAGCTTTTTCTTCAGCAGCCTTTTTCTTTTTGTCTGCTTTATTAAGTCTATCACTAAGACTGTTGGCAATGCGAGTAGCTTTAGCTTCCGTCATAGGAATAATACCTATAACATCTTGTGGAGTTAATTCCTTATCGCTTTCAAACCACTTAGCAACAAAATCTTTTATACGTTGATTTGTTGGAGTAAAACGCTGACCACCAAGAACAGCTGTAACAACATCTTCTAGGTGCTTGTTATCTTCTTCTTTCTTAGGTTCTTCAGTAGGTTTTGTTTCTTCGGCTTTAACTTCCTCAGTAGGTGTTTGTTGTTCTTGATTTAAGGAAGTTAGTGGTACAACTTGAGTTTCAGTATATGGACCAATTTTACTATCACGAACTTGTGATAAAACTATGGCATCTTGACCACCTTTTGTTTTTTGATACCCATCTACAGTCCAGTCTGATGCTTCTTCGCCACCATAAAAATCCCATTTTACGACATCACCTTTATTGAATTTTTGTCCTTGACCTTCTTCAGTAACTACTTCTTGCCCTTGACCTTCTTCGGCAGGGACTTGAGGTTCTGCTTGGGGTTCTCCTTCCGCCATTTGGACGCTACTTCCGGATGTTGGCTGTACAGGTACTTCACTTGTTGTTTGCTCTTGAACGGCATTTTGTGGTAGTTTAGATAGTTCTTGGTTGTTTTTATCTATTAACGCTTGCTTGTCATTGATTTGTTTTGTGACAGCTGTTACTAGATTCGGGTCTTTCCCTGCAATAGATTTAGACATTTCATCCATCTCCGCTTGAAGCTTATTATTTGCTGTAAGCAATTCAAAAGCTTTGCGTTGACTGGTAACAGGAATGTCTGTTGGTATTTGAGCCATAATGCTCTTGGCTTTATCCAAAGCTTTAACTTCAACATCTGCTTGATCTTTTGTTATTTTACCAGATGCTAAGTTAAGAGCAATATTAGCTCTCTGTAATTTAATATATTCTGGGTCATTGATAAGTGAACTCATCGCCACATAATCATCATCCGTAACTGATTTGCCTTCGAACACAGTTTTAATACCAACCATTGGACCACCTAGAATTAAGGCTCCTACGGCCCCAACTTTAGCGTCCTGTGCAACTTGATCCCAATACTCTTTTGATTCGATAGAGGCCACCTTAAACGCCTCCATACCCATCAGTTTATTAGAGAATCGTTTCCATTCTTTCTCAGCAATACCTTGCTCTGACTCCGTCTCAGCTTCACCTAGTGCACCGCCAGTAAGTCTTGTTGCAACTTTACCAATCTTAGTTGCCGCAACTTTTTTTACTCCTTTAGATATTCCTGTTGCAGCAAGTTTTTCACCAGCCTCAATAATTGCTTTTCTAATAACATCCATTGAACTGTTCTCTGGAATGCTTTGAGCTACCTTACCAAGTAATTTTACAATAGGACCTTTACCACCTTTTAAAACAGCATTCAATCCAGCTTGTTCTAAAAATCCAGTCGCTATTGCAATAGGTACTGCCACAAAATCTTTCTCAGATTCTGTCATGTATGGCATATCTTTATTAGTCTCCATCTCTTTACGAGTAGCACCAATACTTTGAATAGTCATTAATGGTAATCCACCCGCCATTGCAGGCAAACTATAAGCAAGACCACCGATAGCAGCAGGAATTATACCACTCTTTTCCATTTCAGTAGCATACTCCTCTGTAGTGGATTTATCTTTAATGCTTTCTAATGCACCAATATGCCTAGCCTGCATTTCTTTAGTTGATTGTCTGCGATACATATCTCCACCTGCAGCTAATAACCATGGTTTCTTTTCTAGCTCATCTGTTTTAATTCCAAATAAATCTAATGTCTGAGCACCTAATGTTTTCCACAATCCAAGTTGATCGTCAAGACCACCTGACATAGCTTCAATACCGCTGATAGCTTTGTTCCATAACCATCCACCCCAGTTACCTTGTTCTGCCTTCTCTTTATAATTCTGTAAAGCTTTCTTACGTAATTGGAATTGATCGACATCTACTGCCTCCGCATTCTTACGTAACACAGACTCTTGAGCTTGTAATTGCTGTTGTGTTTTTAATAATGTTTGCTGAATTGCCGGTAACTTTGGATCAGCTGGATTAGCCTTAGCCATTGCCTCGAAGTTTACTGCATCTCTTTCAAAAGCAACTCTTTGTTGCTCAAAAGATTTAATATCTGTAGCAATCTTTTTAGATTTCTGCAATACATCTTTTGACAAGAAGTTAATATCTTCTTTTGCCTTGTAAAATTCAGGTTTAGTTATATCGTATTGCTCGTTTGAAGGTAATACAACCTCAGGTTGTTTAACAACTTCTTTCTTAACTTCAACAGTTTTATATTTCTGAGGACCACCTTCTACAACTTTGTTACCAATTAACTTATTGTATATACCCATAATACTTTTAAGGTATGTACCATAACTTTGTTTATTACCATACTCACGTCCAGGAACTTGTCTTAACGCAGACTTATTGCCTCTTGCAGCTTGCTCTGCTAATGCAGGAGCATACCATGCACCTGGTGCATGAATACCTAATCCTTTGAATTGGTCATAATGGCGACTAGCCACATCTCTTTCTAGATTAGGGTCTTTATCGAAATTCTTTTTGAAGTTTTCAAATGAGCCGTATGTCTGTTGGTATTCACTTGTGTCATTGTAAATGCCTCGTAGTGTACCTGAAACAAATTGGAATGTACCAGAAGCACTAGCACGACCTGCTTTGCCTCTCATTTTTGTACGCATACCTACACGATTCTCACCTGGCTTTGAACCAGATTCGTGTAATGCAATTGCATCTAACATAGTCTCCTTATCAATCTTTTGATTAGGATTAATGGTAGATAACTTTTTAGGGATTGGTATTTTTTTGAATGTAGTAACTACCTCTGTTTCAGCAGGTATTACTTTTTTCTTAGGAGCACGCAATAATTCTCCACCTGTACTTTCTACGCCACCTGTAAACTTAGGTGGTGCAACAGCAGCAGGAGCCTTCAATAATTCTTTTACAGTAGACTTTCTCTCAGGATAACCTTCAAAGTAAGCTTTACTAGGAGCTCTTAATAACTCTCCTTCAGTTCCAACAAGTGGCGTCTCAATTGGCTTTTCTTGTGTAGAAGAAGCCAAAGGCGTAGGTGCTACCTCTTTTTTTGTAGCCAAAGAAGTAGGTTCCTGAACTTGTCTTGAAGGCAACTCCAAAGTCTTTTTTTTTTCAGCAACAGGTGCTGGGGCAGTTCCAGAGAACTCCAAAGGAGATGGGAAATCATATAACCCCGAGCTTAATTTTTTCTCCTTAGTGCTAGTTGAACTTTTCTTAGTGCTAACTGGTGTACCTTTCTTCGATGCAATAGCTGAAGGAGATGGGAAATCGTATTGTTCTTGATCCATTTTGCTTTTTTATTGGTCTTCGTCAATGAAGTAACCTGCGTCCTCTAATTGTTTTTTGTAATCGTTAGCTGTGATATTAGTTGCTCCTGATTCCTTGTATTTCTTCAACATGGCACTATATGGAACATACTTACCTTCTTCTTTCATTAAGCGTACAGCTCTTCTGTAATTTATCTCACCAGAAGAAGCGTCACCTGTTTTCAGTAAAAGAAGTTTATGTAAATCACTTTTCTTTTTAATAGTAAAGGTTGGTGTTTCATCACCTTCTCTATATATATTGACACCTATTACACCATTTGGATTAACGTATTTTTTAATTTGTACGTTAGGATATCCAGCATTGCCTAAAGCTTGTCTAAGAACAGCATCTGTCGCATCTGTTAAATTTGCAGATGTAGGGTTCTTTATATCTCTCCAAGAATCCATTGATAAACCTAGCGACTCTACAAAGTTTTTCTCTTCGCTAGTTGGTTTATCAGGCGGTGGAGGGGTTTTAACATTAGATATTTTAGTTCCTAATGCCGCCTCAAGATTTTGCTTAACAATTGCTTGTGCTTCTGCTTTTAAATCTGGAGTTAATTCAGGAACATATTGACCATTGAAATAATTATACTTAATTAATTCACCTTCTTTTTTACCAGAAGCAAGTAATTTTTTCTTTTGTTCTTCAGTATAATACAATCCATATGAGCCGTAATCTGATAATATAGAAGCATATGCTTCTGGACTATTCAATGTGGAATTTGCTTGAGAAGTTAAAATCTCTTTATAAGCAGGATTGTTTTTTGCTGATTCTTCTACAGCCCAAACCCCATTTGTTCCTGGTAATTGCTTATATATACCTACGCCTTTCAATATCTCACCAATACCTTTTGCTTGTTCAGATAAATTAATTTTAGGGTCAAGCACTCTAGTGTAATCCCCATATGTAGATATTGCGGCTAAACTTGTTTTAGCAACTTCCCCTGTTTTAGGGTCTGTTTTACCAACTAAAACACTACCTGCTGCAGGTGATATAAAAATTTTCGAATTTGTTAAATTACCTCCTTCTCCGAACAGTTGAGCTTTAAAGATACCTGAACCAGAAACCTCTCCTGCAAGAATCTTTTTACTCATTTCTGCGGCAGCTGTATTATAAGTTTTACCAACTTTATTAAATACGCTAACGTCTGTACTAAGGGTTAGTAACAATTTCTTGTATTGAGCTTTACTCATCAACCCTTTTTTCACCTGATCAGCCCAAACATTTATCATACTTCGGCCATTAGTTGCTAAATCAAAGGCAATATTATTCCAAGGTTGACTTGTAGTAGCTTCTACATCCCCTACTTTAGCATAAGATTCAGCAGTAAGGTCGTCAATTTTTTCTTGCTCTGCTTTACGTTCCCTGTCTAAAGCAATCAATCTATCCGTAAGATCAGTGCTTATCTTGTTAAAGTCTGTTGGCGGTTGCTGTTGCCCAATATATCCTGCTAATTCTGCCATCTAATTACTGTTTTTTTAACGTATTATTCATGTACATATCAACCAAAGGCTCACCAGTTTGATACATTCCATTATACATTCCAGGTATAGACTGAGTAGTTGGCACAAAATTATTGTAATTATTCTGCCAATTAGGTGCTGCATTAATTACAGCTCCTGGAATAGAGGTAGCTCCTTGTTGTGTTAAATATGACCCTGTGATTCCCGGAAGAGTGCCAGAAGGTACACCAAGATTTGATGCAGGAACTTGTGGAGGAGTAGTTCTAGTATTATCTAAACCAACTGTATCTTTATTCATATAAGCATTTAAGAATGCTGCATTAGAAAAAGCCCCTGCAATTCCTGCCATACCTTGAGACTCTTGATTCATTCCTTGGGATGCCATTGTTTGACCACCTTGTATTTGGCTTAAACGAAGATTTCTTTCTGTATTCAATCTTGCATTCTCAATATCTTGACGATTAGCAGCTTTTTGCATTTGCAATTGGCTTTGAGCTTGTTCTACTTGTGCAGCTAATTGAAGGTCAGCTTGTTGTCCACCTGCCATTAATCCTGGGACAGCACCAATAACTCCTGCGGCACCAGACTCCTGAGCACTTCTAATAAAAGCCTGATCTCTAGCTTGCTGATTTTGTTGTGCTAACTCAAACCCTTTCATAGGTACAGTTAACGCAGCAAATTCATCTTGAGCTTTTGCATTAAGTAATTCGTTTACAGCTGTAGCTGTTTTGGCATTTGCCTCTGCTTTATTTGCAGCTCCTTGTATCATTTGATATCCCGAAAGACCTGCATTTAAAGCTAAAGAAGCCCAACCTAATGGACCCATAGCTAATTGTGCCCCAGTTGTTGCTGCTGTTGTTGCTGCTGATGTTGCTCCTGCTGTTCCTAATCCCATTTTATAAATGTTTTACTAGTTCAATGCAGTTTTTTTCTGTTTCAACGTAACCTGCATTTTTATATTTATTTACTAAGTTTTTATTTTGAACTGAGGCCCACATAAATCTGTATCCAGCTTGTTTACATGACTCACATGTTATTTCAATCAAAAACTCAATTGCCTTATTTCTATCTTTTTCTCTGTAGTTAATATTAGATACAATGAATTCACAAAATGCTATTGATGAATTAGTGAAGTATGCATATCCTGCACAAATATCTATATCACCTTTTGATATCATAAAACCACCGGTTCCGTTATTGGGTAAAGCATCCCTACTTGGTATAACTCCTCCCCAATCTTTCCACCATTTAGTTAATATGTCATCGTAATCATTTTCATTTAATAACCTAACGGAGAAATCCATCTGCAAATATAATTAAATTATGGGTAGGATTTAAACACATCCGATGTTACCATAAACATTTCTGTATAATCAGTATCACTATTTGTAAATTCTACAGTTAAATAAGTACCCCTTGTTGGGCTAGATTCTGCAACTGGATTCTTTTCATAAAGAATAAAGCTACCATTTGTTGGTGCTGTGCCAATCACACTCACGGTTACTGTAGTCGCAGTATGTGCGGTGATTGGACCTATTAAAGTAAGTACGCCCGCATTAACCCAATAAAGATTGTCTCCTGTACTAATTATGTCACCAATATTAAATGCAAATGTAAGCACACCTGTTGCGTATGTAGTCAAGTTTCCTATCCCTTGAACAGATGTCATAGATATATTATTAGCAGATAGTTCAGTTCTCCTAATATACCCATACCAAGTTCCTTCTTTTAAGTCATACCATTGTGCTTCAATTTCACCTTCCCCTTGATCAGACGTAATAACCGTATCCCAAGCAGTCGTTGAGTTAGTTGCTATGGTTTTAAATGACTTAGTTTGAGAAGGGTCATTATTAAATATAGTAGTTATTTTAGAGTCATTAGGCTCCCCATAATAATTATTTCTAAGTGGATTAGAATTATGTTTGTATAAATTTCCATTACTAAATGAATACAAATAGTTATTCATAGATACCATCCACTCAGGTCTAAATGAGTGGTATGATGTCCATCCTGATAATCTTGGAGAATATGTTAATGTATAGTATGACATGTATTACAAATTTACTTATTTAATTATTATGGGCAACTATAAAAAGAAGTAATTTGAATTGATGCATTATATCCAGAAGGAGGTACTGTATCAAATATAGTGGCTCCTGTATATGTATAGAATGTTGCAGTTGGATATGGTAATACATATCTTTGACCAACACCCCCAGGAGTTATTGCAGTGTAAGCATAACCAACACCTGGAGCACATTCTGATAATTCATAATACGTAGTATATGTAGGACATCCTGTTAAACCTGTACTTGTAATTGGAAGTAAAGGTCCACCTGGATTATAATTAATTATTCCATCTACTATATAAATAACTCCACTAGATGTAACTCTATCAGAAAGGCTGAATGTTCCTTCTGTATAAGATTCGGAATTAAATACAGCTCCATCAGAACATCTATACAATACGTACCAGTCAAATGTAATTCCTGGGCAACCTGTTAATCCAGTTGCTGTAATTGGAATTAATGTTCCAGATGGAACAGAGTTTAATATATCAGCAATTGTAAAAGTTGCATCCCCATACGTAACTCGATCATCCAATTCAAATGTATTCTCCGCATATTGTTGCGAGTAACTTGTTTCAAGTGTGTCGCAATCTAATAATTCATACCAATCGTATACTGGAGGTTTAGTATTTTGCGTAACAGATATTGTGACATTTGTAGCACATCCAGAAACAGTAATATTTAAACTTCTTGGTGATCCTAAATTTTCTAAAACATCAACATAAATAAGTTGGTTGTTTGAACCAAATTTATCACTGACAGTTAACCAACTGTTTGTTGGAACTGAAACTACCCAATCTGTATTAGATTGAATATAGAATGACTTTCTTTGTGTGGTCCCGTCGAACGATAAACTTGTTGGTGTTACTGATAAAGAACATTTTTCAACTTCTCTATCATTATCAATACATAAGGTATAATGCTCAAAGTAAGGATCCATCATACCAAGTTTTACAACATTAGTGTCAAGATTTGCTTTAAACCAATTCTTCATTCCTTGAGCAGAAATCTCAAATAAACCATTAGCTTGCAATGCCATTACGGCACCACGTCTAGCATCAGCAAAATATAGATTATCTCCCCACTTAGCAAAGCTTTCTGGGTTTAAACTAATTCCATATTCACCTTCGTAAGAAATTTGAGTTCCTAATACTTCTGGGATAGATGCAATAGTTCCTCCACCTACAGAATCACTCAATAAGTTTTTACCATAAAGAACTTTGGAAACTTTGTTTTCTTGAAAAACAACTAAATCTGTATCACGAGAATACAATTTTTGAATCGAGCCAAAGAATCTATCTAGATATTTAAAGTTAGCAAGCGATAAATTAAACTCATTTAATCTATTAATTGCAGATGTTTGTGTGTATACACCACTATATGTGACTGCTTGAACCAAAGTTTGTTCTTCATATCCTTCTATAGTAGAGTTAGCTCTTGGGCTAAACTGCATTGATGCAGAATTAAAATCATCTCTGATTCTATAACTTTCAACACCATTGCCAAAACTAAATGCATTAAAATCTGAATTAAGATTAAATGTGTTTAAACTTACTATTGCTGGTATATTAGTTGTAACATCTTGATTTTGAACATTTCCAATGTGATTACCATTAATAATAGGATATGTTTTAGATAATTCATAATATACATCTAGGTTGCTATCTACTGGGACTGTTTCAAAAATAGAAGGATTATCCTGCTGCTGCAAGTCAAATGTTATATAAATAGTAGATGTTCCGCTATTTCTATATCCATTTATATACATCCAAATAGGATAATTTAATGAATCTGCACTAATTGATCCTCCTTGAGAAACTGTATATATAGAAGTAAGTCCTGATGTACCAGAAACTACTTGCAAATCATAACCTCTTCTAAATGTAACAGGAGCTGCATTTACATCTATACCATTGTATAGTTGCACCCATTTTTGATAAACTCCATCTTCAACAAACCATTCTTCAATGTTAACATATTCTTTTGTTGAAACAAATGTTTGTGTCGTCTCAATGTTTCCATTCTCCGGCTCTCTTATTTTAAATGTAAGTACAGCACCTGGTTTTATGTGTCTATCAGATACATATAATCCATCCACATTCCAATCTGTATTCATTGCTAAAGAAGCAGGAATTGTATTAGAAATAGAATAATTAAATCCGCCAAAAATATTATGACTACCTCCTGCCGCAAAAACTCCATTACGACAGTTTACAACCCAATAGTCATCAACAGAATGACCCGTTGTTGTGGCAAATGTTATCTTAAAGACATATGGGTTTGTTTGGTTAGGAGCTAAATAAGATATAGTAGTATCTGTTCCAGATACCATATCTTGGCCTGACAATATTTCAGTTTTAGGTCTGCCATTTTCAATTACATATACCTTATATTTATCAATTAATCCAGTTGATTGTACTTGTATATAAAATCTAGCATCATTATCCCCACTATATGCATTACCGTTGGAAACAACCATATCATTTAAGCCTGATCCATAAAATATAGCTTTCTCTGCTACATTAAATTTATTGCTAACTGGTTGGTATGATACAGCAGCTGATCCAAATGCATATCTATTATATGAATATACATTAGGCAATACAGATTCATCTATTTTAATTTTAAAATATATTCCTGCTGGTTGCCCTTGGTTTGTATTATTTAAGAAATCTTGAGATTTACTTTCTATTGCAAGTACTTTATATTGCGTATTTGTATTTGTTGATAAAGTTTTTAAATACAAATAAGAACCAACTGACATTTTATTAGCATCAGGTTGACTTATTAAAAACCATTTAAATTGCCCTTCAGAAAAATAAGTTAGAGGGAATACATTATAATATTCCTGTCTATTTTGCTTAAGCATAAATCTATAATGCGTAGCAAAACATGGAGGCGTATAATCTCCATTTATAGTTACTTTTATATTATTTGCTTTTGTTGCATTAGCTGGAGGTATAAATATAGTATTTGTATTTTCTGTTGGAGTAACCACTGTTGTAGTTCTTCCATATGAGTCAAGATATACAATACCTATTTCATAATCTCTATTACTTTTAAATGTTGGTTTAGGATTACCGTCAATAATATTTTGAGTAGTTATATCAAGTGTAAACGATGGATTAATCGGTTCATAATTACAATTTAATAAATTAAAAAATTGAGTATAGTTTCCATATACTAATCTACTCCCAATTAATTCTTGTGACTTTGCTCTAATAGGCACATTGTCAAATAATCTAGTTACTTGATCTTCAGGTAAAATAGAATAAACTTTGTTTTTACTAAATACATATGTATATTCTTGATTATCCGCATAGTTATTTGCAGATTTTATTAAATTGTCAATTATATATGTATTCAGACTAGATGAATCTCTATATACCAACTGTATTTCTTTTACATTCTTGCTTCCAGAATTAAATACAACATCAGCTGTATTAAAATTATTTACCATAGATATGTTCTCTGAAACACCATAATCGTAAGCATATTGCTTAGGAAAAAATGCTACAGGAGAAAATGGAGATAATGCACTATACTCATTATCTACATATTTATATCTATAAGAGAAGTATATGAAATTGTTTTCTAAGTTATTAGAATCACCTAAATTATACAATGATGATATTGTAGGTGCAGACAATGGTGGTGCTAAGATAACATTGATGTCAGCTTCAGTAAATCCATTTACGGAATAGTTCTTTGCACGGTCAATATTAATCCTGCGAGGAGGATTTAAATTATCTGTCCAAAAAAGAAGCCCATTAATATAATTTATACCTGTTACAAAATATTCCTTGTTAAATCCAAGCAATGAAGGTGTAGTGGGTGTTAATTTAGTAGCCTGAATCACAGGTGTTAATGTATCTGTGGATTCATTATATTCATAAATAGCATCCAAGTTATCTGATGCTACTAGCCAATAAATAGAATTATTAGTTTCGTAAGCAATAGAACCAATACATGTAGCATTATCTAATTCTAAGTCACCACCTTTCAGAATATTACCTAAATAATTCTGAGCAACTCCATTACGAGAACCATCTTCTTCAACAAATGCTCCGTCAGAATCACCTACAATAATATTATACGCCTCACGATAAGTGCCATCAGGCAAAAAGTGTGGGTCAAGGTCTTTATTCATGACCCCTGAAAGGAAGTTTCTTTGAAGTTCTACCATCTACTTAATCCACTTAGATTGACCTCTCATGCTCATTAGCAAGCGGCCTGGGTGTAAATTACTTAATCTAATCTTTGCGTTTCTCCAATTAGAAACTTTTTCTTTGCGAGCTCTATTAATAATATACTCAGGCTGATTTGCCTTTGTATTCAAGATAGCCCATTTAATGTACGAGTAAATATACTCTTCTGCTAACTTAGGAATAGTAATTTGAGCGTCGTCACCTGGATACAATCCGTCAGAAATATATTCTAATACAACAGAACGATTGAACATGCCTGAGCTAAAGTTAATAACTCCAGCTGCTTTGTCTACTCTAAATGTAGGGTTTACGTTTGCTACTTCAGTATTTAATCCATAAGCAGCACCGAACCCCCAAGTAAAATACCAAAGGCCATCTACATACCAACCCCACTGATTATTGAATGGGCATAACATATAGTTAACTCCATCAATACGAGATAAGTCTAATTTAGATGTACCCTGTAAGGCATTACCTTGGTCATCGAATAAAATTTGATACTCATCATCCTGCAAGAATTCAATAGATGAATTAGCTTGAGGATTCTCAGTCATTGGGTATAAGTTACCACCCCAGAATAAAGATACACGAACATAGTTCACGTAATCAGGAGGTAAGATAAATTTAAGGTCATGTCCAACCTCTAACTGTAAAGCATTAATCTGACGATTACCATCATAGTTTAATTCCTGTACAGCTCTTTTTGCATGGAATAATACCTTGTATCTGTTGATGTTATTCAACAAATCGCCATCATCTGTATACATTAAGATGAAGTTATTCACAACATCACCTAATGTTACATTCTGATACGTGCCCCAATTGGCATCAGTGGGTGTTGCCCCATCATTGGTATAATATTTTTCCTGATTCATTATTATTGTTTTTGATCAGTGTATGCTTCTTCTGCTCTTGCTGCTTGTACCACATCAGCCTCTCTAATACTTACTCCTGCGTATTGGCAAATCTTAACCACTAATTTAGGAAAATCAGATATTGCTAATTCAAAATCTTGATAGTCATTAGCCGATTGATTAAATAAAGGGCTACCGTTAACTAGTGTGTACGTCCACTTTGGATCTAATGGGTACCTAACATAATAGATATTAATATCATCTGTAATGGTATTAGGATACACAGTAACTTGATTACCTTGCATAACATACGTAGGGTACGTTTCTGTAGGTGCTGTCAAATTGGAATTAAGCAAATAATATAATTTGCCTTGGTCCACATGAGTAACCTCTTTACCATTGTAGTATAGTACATTTAATAAGAAAAAGTTTTCTGGTAAGTCAAATTTATCGTCTGTTCCATTATAAACCAAGTCAGCATTTCTAGAGAAGAAATCGATTGTTTGGTCTATCTGCTTAGTAATATCAGAATAGCCACTGGACTCCAATCCTTTCATATCGCCAATCTTAGCCTTTTGAAAGTCATAGAAGTATTGTTGGAACAATTCTAACTGAGCTTGCTTCGCAAAGCTGTTGAATTCTTCTGGTGTAATAAACCCATTATTATCCTTGTTGATAATATTTAGGACAGTATTTCGTACGGAATTTATCATAATGACAAAGATAATAAAAAAAGGGCACTCAGTGTGCCCTCTTAATTTAGCGATATTTTTTAGATAGTAACTCGTAGACATCTAAACCATCATTGCTTTGGAGCCATGACACGAGTAGTTT